CATATATTTTCAATCTTTGAACAATTTGAAGCTAATGATGAATACCATACTTTTATTTTAGATACTGTAACATTTTGGTTTAATCATTACGTAGATACTTATCAAAAACAATACAAAAATGGGTTAGCTTTTTGGAACGATTTTGGTATGGATGTACGTAAACTTTTTGTAGATGTATTTAAAAAATCTAACAAAAATGTAATTGTATTAGCGCATGTAAACAAAGTTTATAATGAACATTCGCAAGAATATGAATTTAAAATACCAATTAAAGGCTCTACTAAAGACATTGGTATTGAAGCTTTTGTTCAAAATATTGTTACTACAAAAACCATGAACATTTCTAAATTAGAAAAATATGTTAATCCTAACTTAACTTTTACTCCAAAAGAGAAAGAATTAGGTGTTAAGTATGTATACCAATTAGGTAAAACTAAAGAATTTCCTAATGAAAAAGTACGTATGCCAGAAGATTTATTTGAAGGTGATCCAACGTACATTGACAACAATATGGCTCTATTAATAGATGCCTTAGATAATTATTAATTAAGCATAAAAAGAAGGAATTAAATATGCAAAATATCTTTTCAGATGCAGGCGCATCAGAATTAACAAATGTAACAACTAAAGATGTTATTGGTGGTTCTTATACATTACCAAGTGATGTATATACAGCAATCATTAAACAAGCTTTTATTACAGAAACATCTACTAAAACTAAAGAATTTAATCTTGAACTAGATATTGACGGTAAAGCTTATAAATTCCGTCGTATGTGGGTAATGAATAAATTTGGTAAAGCTTATAAATGCGATAAAGAAACAGGTCAACCTGAACTAACAGATAAAGGTGAAAAGAAACCATTCAGTCATTATCCACTTGTAAACTCACTTACATCTATTGTTTTAGGTCAAGAAATCCCTCAAACAGATATTCAACTTAAATTAGTTAAAATCTATAATAAAGACGCTCAAGGCGAAGTAGATACACAAGTACCTGTATTTGTTGATCTTATTAACAAAACAGTTAAAGTTGCCATTAGTCTTAATAAAGAAGATAAAACAGTTAAAAATGATCAAACTGGTAACTACGAACCAACTGGTGAAACATTTGAAACTAACGAAATTCAGCATTTCTTTGATAAAGATTCTGATAAAACACAAACAGAAATTAAATCAGAAAAACCTGCTACATTTATGCAGACGTGGTTAGATAAAAATCAAGGTCAAGTTAATGATCGTTCTTCTAAAGCCACAGCTAACGTAAAAACAACAACTGCATCTAATACAACTCAGACAGCTACAGCAGCTCCTGATAACGTATTTGCACAAGCAGCAGCACAAGGAAATTAATCAATGGCAATTCAAGTAGAAATTACTGGAAAAGAGTTGCAAGTTTTACTACAAGAAATTGTAGTAAAACAATTCAATATTTCTCCAGACCAAGAAGTTGGTGAAGTCTCTTTTAAAAAATCTCGTAGTGAAAACACTGAAAGTGCTTTATCTTTTACTATTGTAGAAAAAGAAGCATTACCTAAAACAGAAATCATTGAGCCAAATGATACAGAAGAACCAGTTACATTAAACCCTTCTAATCCATTTGCTGATGCACAAAATTAGTCGTTTAATAAAAGCAATTTTTATATCAGGAATAATTTGTGCATTAGTAATAGCATTTATGGTAGCAGGTGTATTAATAATACCTATTGTATTTTTTATAATAATATGCTTAGCTATATATCATTTATTAAATAATAAACCAGAAGATAAAAATGACTTATTCTAATGCTCCTGAATTTGAAGATGTTATATACAGAGAGTTAACTTCTGCTTATAAACTAGGTGGAATGGCTTCTGTTGAAGCAGTAGTCAAACAACATTTATATAACTTTACTTCTAAAGTTAGTGAATTGTGGGATAATTGTTCAGACGATACTAAAAAGTTTGAAACAGCTTTATGGAAAGAACAATTAGACAGAGCACATATTGGCTCCATTAAATTAGCTAATGCTTTAAAACGATTTAAACAAGATATACAATAATATTTAGTCTTTCATATTATTGTATAAAGGTAAACACAGGTTTTTAGTTTTACTGTGTTTACCTTATATAATCTGGGCTTAACTCAGTTTGGTAGAATGCTATGTTTGGAACGTAGAAGTCAAAGGTTCAAATCCTTTAGTCCAGACCAATTATTTTTATTGGGATATAGTGTAGTGGAAGCACATAACATATTTATTTTTCTAGTAAATAGTTTTAATACAATATGTTAGGAGGGTAGGTTCAAATCCTACTATCCCAGTTCATGACAAGTTAGCTGATGTGGTCATAACAGTGGACTGAAAATCCATAGAAGTTGGTTCGATTCCAACACTTGTCACCATAATTTTTTAGGGTATAGCTTAATGGTAAAGCGTCAGTCTCCAAAACTGAATATCAGAGTTCGATTCTCTGTGCCTTAGCCAACATATGCGACTTTAGTTTAAATGGAAAAAACTTTATCAATGATTAGGTCTAATGGGTGCGCAACCTTGAATCTATAGATAAAATATTGGTTCGAAACCAGTAAGTTGCACCAATTATATTATAATGAATACATAATTTTCTATTAACGAAGCATAACTACCTTATGCATATTGTACTAACTAGTAGTTAATAAATTGGATTTAAGTAGTACAGCTTAAAACGTAGTGACCAAAACTGCATTATTATGTATTCTTTTTAGTATAATAATCAATAATTTAGCAGGACACTTATAATGACAAAACAGATCAAAAGTATTTTACAAAAATACTTAAAACGACAGAAAGATTCTGAAAATTGTATGGATCAAGTAACTTCTGATTTTGGTACTTATGGTGTTAATCTCATTGAAGATATTATCAATGATATTGAACAGCTAAGTAAATCTCAAAACCAGTAAGTTACATTATTAATATAATAATCAGTAATAGTTTGTTAGAGCATACTCCTCTCACAAATGAAATGTTTTAAAACAGATTCATAGCTCAAGAGTAACTAACTAGCTATTACTGTTCATTATATTAATAATTAATTAAAAATAAGAGAATAATATGTATGTAAGGCAGTTTATTAAAAAATTAGATAGAGTTAGTACAGTAGCTAATAATTTAGGTTTTTCAGTACAATATTTAAGTAGATGGTATAAAACAGGTATTCCTGCAAATAAATTAGATGAAATGGTTAAATATGCTGAAAAGAAAGGACTTAATTATACTAAAAAATTTATTAGTGAATTAGAAACAGAATAAAACACCAAATTGCAGTACACAGACAGTATGAAATCTAGAAGAGTGGAATAATCATTAAAGGACATTGGAAGTGTAATAGGTATTATGAAAAAGGTAATAACAAACATTAACGGAATGTTCACTTTATGGGTTGATAGGTATTTAAACTACGCTACTATAAGGCATGGTTTATTTCTCAATCAGATATAAAAATAGACGGATTAAGGTTTTATTCATAATCCGTCTTTAAATTAAGCCTTACTTACTAGGATAACTTCTATAGTGTTGCGTTACGTACTCGAATCGGTTGTACCGATATCTAATATAGTTGCGTACACGAACAGGTTTCACCTGCTTTTCTCTAGGTAATAACATACCTACTCCTTATTTTATAAAGGGTTAAAAAGGAGTGGACAGGTTACTTACAATAATGATACAAATAATATGTTGACTTATTTGATCGGTGTAAGCGGTCAGTTTATACCACCATCAACTAACCATTCCCTATTAAGCACGCTAATGCTTATAGGGAATTTCTATATAAAATCCATTTTCCGTCTTCAGTTTTATCTAAATCTTTTGCTTTTACCTAACAGCAATATTAAAGATAAATATCTTTAATTTATTTAGTAATATTAACCCAAGGATTAAGATTTAAACCTGCTTCTAACATTTCTGGTCCTACAGCATACTTCAATTCACCTTTTAAACCAGAAGCTATTACGTTACTGTTTAAAGGTGTATCTACTTCTATTAATGGTAATCCTTGAAGCATAATACTATTCAATAATGTACTTAATGGATTATTAAGAAGTAAGTATTTAACAGATTTTAAAATACGTAATTTATAATTAAAGAACCAAACTAAACCAATAGACTCTAAATAATCTCTTGTTCTACCAGATACAAAATTATAGTTAATAAATGCTTCTGATACTATAGAGTTAGCTTCCTTTAAAGATTTTCCTTGGTTCATTAAATGATTATGTAATGTAGCTTTAGCTACAAAATCACTGAATAATACAGTTTTTTCTAACCCTTTAAATAAACTTGTATCTTTAGATATATAAGCATATTTAGCTAATGTTTTTACATTATCTGGTAATGTATCTAATTTACTTTCAATCCAGTCTGTATATTTACCTGATAATAATTCTTTATTGTTATTATCTGATAAATCTTCTGCAATTGTATTAAACTCACCACTATCTAATAAAGGTTTGATACCAAATTTGCTTTCTTGTTCCTTAATTATATTTAACTCCTTATCTAAGAGAGCTAATTTATTTTTATCTTTTGTAGAAGATTTTTCAAATGATATCTCAATAACACGATCATTATGACGCATATGTTGATTTAATTCAGCAATATATTTTTTAGCATTTCTATATTGCGTAATTGGGTCAATACCATACATACTAAGTTGAGACATATTACTTAAAATATTTCCAACCATAACAATACCAGAACGTACAATAATAGTCTCTTTTACACTTTGTACTGTATTCTGTAATGCTTTTTCACCACGTACTAAATATTCATATGCTTTTGAACCAAACATAGCTGTAAATAATTGTTCAGCTTTGTCTAACAACTCTTTATTTAAATTATTACGCTTATTGAATATTTCTGCAACACTAGCTTTTCTATAACCTAACGCATTATTTAAATAAGCTTTACGAACATAGAAACCATCTTCATTTGTAGAGCTTATATAGTCTTTAATATTTTGTGGAATAACTTTCCATATTTCCTTAATAATTGGATCATCATTATCTTTAACATTAACAAAATTATCTTTATTTTTAGATGCATTATAATCTTCATTAATACGGTCTATTAATGTGTAATTAAATTCATCTGCCATTTGTTCTTCAATCTGACGTGATTTCATTACAGCAATTAATTCACTAATATCTGTATCCGACTGTAGTTTATTACTGTACTTTGGTTCAATAAATTTTTCATAACCAATTACTTTACCATCATTACCATATACAGCTTTCATGTTATTTTTATTTTTAGGGTTCTTAAAAAAACCTTGATGTGAACCATTCAACGTTAAGCCTGTATTTGGATTAACACCCATTACAGATTTACTAACTGTTTGTAATACGCCTTGTTGATAGGGTGTGCCATCCACATCTGTATAGTAATAACCCATTGTTTTATTGTTTTTATCTTCACCTAAGTAAACAAAACCATTACTTAAATTTTTAGTATGGTTTAATTTATAGTCTAATTTAACTCTTCTATTATCAGACGCTAGAATAGGTGTATAACCTTTAAAATAATTATATTTTTGAATATTAGTCTCTAATTTATCTTTTTCTAAATTAATGTAATCTTGTATGTAAGATAAAACATTAGAAATACCTTCTTTGTTATTTTTAACTTCATCTATTAACAATTGTTTATCATTAGAGTTTTTAAAAGCATATAAAGAAACTAATTTATCTATTTTATCTACTAATTCTTGTTTAGGGTTAATTACATTAACTGTACCTAACTTACTAGCAATAGCGTAAGCATTATATAATAAACCATTAGAGTGTGTTTTATTATTCATAAATAAGGCTAATTGTTTAGACTTTTTAATATAAAAACTATCTAACTCTTTTTCTAAAGAATTAATCTCTTTTGTGATACTTTCTGGTTTACTAAGGAGATTAATAATATTTTCTACACTATCATTGTAAACTAAACCGTTTTCTAAAATTAATTTACCTAAAATACGTCTATTTTCAATAGATGTATCTTTTAGCAATTTATTGATATGTTTAGGTATTTTATTCTTAAAATTAGTCTTAATTAAAGCTACATTCTTTTTGACAACATTAACCATATCTTCTACAGATTCTGTAGATAAAGTTTTACCCATAACATCTTTAAGAAGCTCTTTAAATACGGTAGGAATTTTATTCTGTCTAAACACTAAGTTAACAAAATCATCTTCTTGTTTATCCCTAATATCTTTGTTTTCAATATACGCACTTAAAGCTTTACTTCCTTTAAAACCAAGACTTTCAATAAATTTAGCTGATTTCTCAATAACTTTACGTTCAGTCTCATTACTAATGAACTGTCTGTTCTTAAACTTAATATTATTATGTTGTTGGTTCAATTCAGATAATTCATCAATGGCTTTACTTACTTCTAAGCCAATAGAACCAGTATTATAAGAACTTAATTCTTTAATAAATTTATTGCCTAAATTATCCAGTTTTTCATCAATTGTTTCTGTTTTAGTAAAATCATCTATTTTTATAGTATTAATAGTGTCTTTAAATTGTTTACTAGCAAAATATAAACCAACAAATATATTTACTGCGTGTTTATCTGGTAAATTTGTTAATAGTTTTGTTAGTTCTAAATTATCAGATTTTTTCAATACTTCTTTAAAACTATTAGCTAAAGATAGTAATGCTTTACTTGAACGTATATTAGGTAAATTTAATAAAGTTATAGTTTTCTTAAATCTGTTTAATTCTTCTTCATTAAGCCTATAACCAGTATCGTATAAAGCATTAAGCTCTTCATATTTATTAATTTGAGCATTTACTTTATTAATATCATTTCTAGTAATATTTTTAGATATTTCTTGTTTTAGAATACTATACTTATCTGTATGGTTTCTTTCCTTACTAATACGAACAGAAGCTTCTTTGAATAACACATTAGCTGTAAATTCAAGTCTATCAAACATGTTTGTAGGCATTTTAATACCAACAGCATTTAATATACGATTTAAACCAGTAAATGCTATTTTGAATAATCTTTTAACACCAAATGTATTTTGTACTTTGGTTTCTTTTAAAGATTTTATTACATCTTTATTAGTTAATCCCCATGCTAAAAACTCATTAATAGCTTCTTGTCTTGTACTTGCATTTTGTAATACATTTTTAAGGTTTTGTAATGCAGGTAATGAATAATCTTTTTTAATAAAAGACTCAATACTACGTTCTATAAGTGCAATAGAAGCTAATACAGGCTTACTTGCTTTTTTAGGTGTTATTACTGCTTCGTTAATTGTTGTAGCTACATGTGCATGAATAAGTTCATGTATAATAGTTTCAGGGCTAACATTATTAATTACAATAATTTTATTACGAGTATCTGTTAAACCATACTCACTTACATTATCTGCAATTTTATTTAAATCTTTAGATCGTAAATACTTATCTGTTGGTTTAATCAATACTTTGTAATTACGTAACACATCTGCTAATTGATTAACAATTTCATGCTGATCTTTATTCAATGTATTACTATTAATTAAATCCGATAAAAATTCATAAGAATTTTCATAATTTTGTTTTAATTGTTTAACTAACTTAGGATTCTCACTTTGGATACCTAATAATCTATTTTTAGACGTAAATCCTACTTTATCAGATAATTTATCTAATTCTTTATTATAATTATCTTGTAATTCTTCAATAGTTTTTAGCTTACCTTCTCTATAATAAGGATTTGAACCACCTGCCATCTGATCTACAGATATCTCTGCTTTTTTAAGAGTATTAATTCTAGCTTGGTTCTGAATTACCTTCTTTTTAAGGAAAGTAATCATTGGTTTAAGTGTTTCTTTGTGTTCTGGTTTAACAACATTTTTATAAGCTGTTTCTACAGATTTTAAAATAGGTAAAATTTTATTCTGTGTCCAACTATCATAAACAGCTTTATTAATTTTAGGAGCAGCTTCTTTAATATCAGTAGCACCTACATAAACACCATCAAACACTTTTTCACTTCTTTTACCTAGTTCTGGGTTATCTATGACCCAATTTTGAATCATTAATCCATCACCTAAAGCAATATTATAGTTAGGTTGTACTTGTACACCTAATTCACGAATGGTAGGTAAAGTAGCTTCTGTTTCTCTTCTCCCATCAATACCACTAGATATACGTGTATTATCGTCTGTAGCTTGTTCTTTATAAGTTAATCCAATATTCATATGAGAGCTTTTAAAACTTGGTACAATATCTTGTACTGACTTTATAGCTTCATTCATATCATTTTCCGAAGGTAAATCATTTTTTAAATAAATACCTTTTTTCTTTTTATTATTAACTATATTTTCAAGATTTTCTTTAAATATATCAATAGCTATTTTTGTTTGTTCTTGAGTAATATATTTAAGATTATCAAATGTATTAAAAGCATCCCCTGCAATACTCTGCATAGAAGCATATAATGGCTGTACAAATAACTGTTCAACATTGCTTTCTAAATTTTGTAAAGCACTTACAGGTATAGTAAAATCTTTTAAATCAGTATTTTTACTAACTAATTTAGTATTTTTAGGTTTATATGCAGATACTTTATTTGTTTTATTTTTACCTATTTTAAATTCACTAATCAGGTTAACAGCATCGTATAACTGCTCTTTAGTTAATTCTGACTTACCTTGCATAATAGCAGTAGCTTCTTCATGAAAAGCACTCAATAATGTGCCAGTAATTTTATTAGATGTACCATATTCTTTTGAGCCATAGATAAAAGTAGTCATTGGGTTTTTAGTAGTTTTACGTCCTACTTTTAAACCATCTTTTGTCATTTCAATATCTAAGTATTTAGTAACTACTTTTACAAAAGTACTTATATTAGCTTTAAATTGAGGATAATCTTTAATATGTTTTTTAATATTATCAGTTAAGATTTCTTCAAAATTAGTAGCAACAGTTTGATAAACATCGCTACTATCTTTATTAAGTACATGGTTGTTTAATGATTTATTACCTTCTCCTATATATAAACCAACTTTACCAACTGTATTAACCCAATCAGTATCAAAATTATTTAAGCTGAAGTTTACAATATAGTTAGCAAAACCATTTGTTTTACCATCTAGTTCTAACGGTACATAGTGAGTAAACACCTTATCTTTATTTTCATTAGCTAATTCAAACCTAGCTACATTAAATAATGTATTTATTACAACATTATCTGTTGGTTTATTAAATTCTTTTAAAAAAGCATTACTATCAAATTTATCTGTTTTTAAGTAATCTTTAATAAGATTAATTTTATTTCTATGTTGATTTTCAATAATATCTTGAGCTTTAAATACAACATCATTTAATTCAAGCTGTTCTACTTTTAAAGAACTATCTTCTAACCCTTGTGCTGTAGTAAGCCAAAACATATCAATATGTTCTTGATTTGTTAAGTCTAATTCGCTTTGATTTGGTTGAAATAACTCTCTAGCTATTTTATTAGCTTGTCCACCATTATCTTCTTGTTGTAATCTACCTACAGAAGTCATTACATATTTGTAGTATAACTCACCTTTTTCCTTAGCAGCTTCTAACATACGACTTACATCAAACATATTATAATTTATTGTCGTATTTTCACCTTCTAGAGACTTTAAGTGATACTTATTAGTTGTTTTTTCATCAATATTATTAAAACCAATAAGTTTCTTATAATTATCTAAACCAAAGACATTCATAAAGTTTTTATATGGTTCATTAACTTTATAAGGTGTAGCTTGAGACTCTAATACAGCTTGCTGACTACGTTTTGTTAATGAAACATTACTGTTTCGCTGTATTTTTTTAATATCTGTTATTGATTCAGTAGAATAAGATACACTATTCTCTGGTTCATTAAAGTAAGCGTCTTTAATAATATCTAAATTATTCCCAAGATTGTTACGTATCATTTCTGTACTTTTAGGGTTTAAAGACAATGTTAATATTTGTTTTTTATCACCTTTAACTACATTTTCAAATAATACATCTTTACTTATAAGATACTGTAAGTACGCATCTGCTAAAGACTCTGTGATACCTCTTGAATAATTTACAGGTACGTCTTTATTACGCTTTAAGCCAATAAATTTCTCTATGTGTTTAGCTAAATCTTCTTTAACTTTACTATATACAGCAGTATTTACACTCTCTCCATATAAACCATCAATGTTTAGTTTGGATAAATCCAAAGAAGTAAAACGTAAATTGATAAACCAGTCTGTAACAGCTAAATTAGCTTTATTAATAATATCTTCGTTTAAACCATTTTCTTTCTGGTTTAATAAAGACATAATCTTTCCTTGCTTATAGTCTTTATAAGCAGGATTAGATTTATATTGTTCTACAGGACTTTTATAATTAGTTTTACCTTTTGTATATCCTGTATTTAATTGTTGAGATAAATACTTATTAAAACCTTTAACCATATTGTGTATAGTTTTAACAAAAGATTTTTCTTCTTTAGTACCAGTTAAAATAAGTTTATCTTGTTCTTTAACATTAGTTGTATCTAACTTAAAACCTTTATCTAAATAGCTATTATTAGAAATGTCTTTATAGGTTTCTGTAACTTTTATAGGTTCTCTTTTAACTAAACCTTCTTTATTGTTAGTTTCTACGTCACTAACCTTTTTTTCAACATCAGTTTGTTCAGTAGTATCATTATTAATGTTTTCTTCAGCAGTTTTTGTATTTTCTACATTTACTTCTTCGTTAACATTATTTTCAGATACTTCTTCTTTAGTTTCTGTAACTATATCTTTTTCTGACTTATTGTCGTTACTCGTTAGAAAACTATGTGGTTTAGGTACAGTTAACTTTTCTTTACCTTCAAAAAAGTTTTCTACAATACTATTATAAGCATTAACTACAGCATTAGCTTCATTAAAGATTACTTTAGCAGTATTAACACTTTTAAGTGATTTTTTATTAACAAAAGCTGATCCACTATCTTTTCTAAACTCTTTTATCTTTGGATCAAGTTGATCAAATGTAGTTCTATTCTCATTTGTTTCTAAGTTTGTATTTAAAGCATTAGTTTTATTTATAAAATGTTGTGCAAGTTTACCTAAGTTTTCTAAAGCTTCATTAACAGTTTGTTCTTCACCATTCTTATCAACTGATACTCCAGACTTCAAACCAGAATAAATAGTATTTATATAATCATTTAAAGATACTTTATCTTCGTTTGTGTCTCTAAATAAATTATTATTTACTAATTTTAAACTATCATCATTTAAACCATCTTTAATCTGTATAGCTGTACGTAAATAAGCTTTTTCAGTTTTACTTAATGTATTTTGCTCATTATTAAGAATAGTTTTAGCTAAATCTGCATTAACACCTGCTGGATTGAGTTTAGCAAGTTTAACTGTATTAGTTACAATTTCTTGTTTTAAAATACCATTATTATCAGTTAAATCTTCAATTTTATCTTGCTGTTGTAAATTTTTAATAGCTTCTTTAGCTTTTAGTACACCTTTATTTTGATTAATGTTACTAATAGCACTTCTCATGTTATCAATGTTTTCAACAATTTGTTTATTATTGTCAAAACCAAAATAACCTTTATTACCTAGTGAATTAATTCTATCTAAGTTATCTACAATAAATTCAGCTTTATCTAACGATATGCTATCAGAAGATTCAATTTCAACGCTAAATTTACTTATTGTACGCACAAGACTAATATTTTCGTCTTCTAATTTAACAACATCATTTTTTAAAGTATCTGATTTAATTTCATTTTCTGAAACTTCGAATATTTGTTTAGCTTCATTATTAAATCTAATTATTTGTTGATCTTCTGTTAAATCTTGTGTCGCAATACTTAAATCATTTGCAGCTTGAATATCAGCTTCGTTAGCATTTATTTCTGGTTGAACAGTATTATTTATTTGCTTTTCAATATTTTCTACAGAAGTTGGATTACTAGATTCTTTTTGGTTTAAATTATCTTGTACTTTAGATTGAGCTGTCTCTAAAGCAGATGCTCCTGCTCCCACAGATAAAGCTCCTCCTGTAACAACCCCAGTACCTACTAAAGCTTCTGCTACGCTTTGAGAAATACCACTTGTAAGTTGTTTATCTGGTTCAACTGTTTGTTGTACACCAACGTTACTACTAAATTTAGCTCCTGCTTCTTCTGCTGATTCTGTAATAGTGTCTTTAGTAATATCAGTAAGTTTATTTAGTTTACCTGTTTCTAACTTATTTGAACCAACAAGAGCTAATGCTGCACTGATACCTACATTAGTTGTAGCTGCAATTTTACCTGCTTCTTGTGCTAATTTTATTTTAGCTTCTTCAAAAGATAAACCATCACTAACTAATTGTTTAAAACCATCAAGTTCTAATAATTCTTTGTAATTTTTAGAATTAACTTCATTATACGCCTGACTTGTAGCATCAGATACACCTAATGTAGTTAGTGTAGTAGCTTCTACAGCTTTAGTAGCTTTTTTACCTAACTGTTTCCCTGCAACTTTAGTTGCTCCTTTAACAGCACCTTTAGTAATAGCTCCACTTAAACCTAATGAACCAACAGTGCCACCAATAACATTAGTTAAGTTAGAAGGTCTATCGACAATTTTACCTAATGAATTTAATAACTCTTTACCACGTACATTAGCTTTACCTAATGTAGTAGTTTCTTCTGCATACATAGCATCATATTTAAGACTATCTTGTAAATCATCATATGCTGCTACCTCTTCTGCACGTAACTGTTCTGGTGTTTTTAATGTATTTAAAGCATTATTTAAGTCTTCTGTACCTTCAAATATTGAGCCACCAATATTAGTATTTGCTACTGCATCAATACCTAATCCTGCAAGACCTGCTAATCCTCCTCCTAAACCAACAACACCTTGAGCTGCTGCTACACCTGTATCTCTTAATGTACCTAATGCAGTTTGAGCAGATTGATTTCTGTCTATTGATCTATTTAAATTATTTGTATTTGCTTCTGTAAATCCTTGTGGTTCTACTTCGGCATATATTAAGTCTTCTAAACTCATTAAGGTCTACCAGTTCTAGCTTGTTTTCTACTTAATCTTTGTGTTACCTGATTATTATCTTTTTTACGAGTATTTACAAGCTTTTCTATATCACGCTCTAACTGTAAAATTTTATTACTAGTATCAACAAGTTTATTACGTAAAGTCTTAGCCTTACTAGAGTTACCTCTACCCATTTCTATTAGATATTGATCCTGTATTTTATTTTTTTGGTTTACTAGTTTATCCATTTTTTGGATATTAACATCGTATTTAGTTTTAACTTCACGAGTTTCTTTTTGGTTTTTTGGATCGTATATTCTTCTTAACTCATCTTTAACTCTTTTTAGTACACTTCCTGTACCTAATAAAGATGTGTTACTTAAGCCACCAAAAAGTTCTCTAGGCTTTGCGTTTTGATACAATTCAGCAATAAGTTCATTTGGTATATCAACATCTTTGAACATATCTTCATTTTTAAGGTCATCTTTAATTTCAGTTATTTTAACTTGTAAATTACTTGAATCATCCTCAAAAAAGAAAGTATCTTTTTCAGCAGCAGATGTTTTAGCTAAAGCGTCACCAATTTCTGTTAAAGTACGATTACCTTTTTCTTTAATATATTTTGCTCTATTGTTTACAGCATCGTAATATTTTCCACTCTCAGATAATTTAAATGCATCTTTAGCACTAGATACAGCTTCATCTGTTGTGTTAACTAATTGAGCTAAATCATTATCTAAATTTAAATTAGCTTCTTGTTTTACTTGATTTCTGTTACCTGTAACTAATTCATCACTAAACTTATTCAATAAAGCTTTAGTTTGATTAGAACTAAAATTATTTTGTTTAGCAAATGACCTAAGTTGATCTTTTGAAGTAGCAGAATTAGCTATATTCTCTAACTGAACATTATATTGCTCCTTAGCATTATCTTTAACTAATTTAGCTTGTTCAGCAGTTATACCGTTATTTAACACTGCTAAGTCAACTTGTTTATTAAACTGATTTAAATCCATTAGATTATTAGAAATACCAGTAGATTGTTGGTTAGGTACACTTAAACCAAATCTACTTGCTTCACTATATCCTGCATGTCTGCTTAGGTAATCTTTTAATGCAGTACCTAAGCCATCAGCAGGATTATAATTACCTTTACTATCTACAAATTGTTTTAAACCGCCTTCACCGCCTAAATGAGCTACAGCTAATAAACCATCGGGGGTAATTTCAATACCATCAATTTTAGTTCCAATTTGATCTATAACCGATTTAGGTATTCTTTTAACAGCTAAATCTTTATGTGCAGCATAAACTTTATCTTGCAATTCAGGATTATTTCTAAAAGAATTTTCAAATTCTTTCGTAAACCTATAACTATTCCCTTTTTTAACTAAACCATCTTTAAGTAATTTAGATGTATTTTTATCTAAGTTACCATTTACAGCAATATCTTGTATTCTATCAGCTATAAACTGACCTTTACCAATAGCATTATTACCATTTGATGCTTTAAAAATAGCTTGATAATCATTGTTTGATTCTGTTTGACCTATTGATCTATCATAATCTGTTAATTCAGATATATTTGTATCAGGTACATTATTTAAATCAGTTTGATTTCGATTACTACCATTTAAACCAAGTAATGAATTAAATAGTTTTTTCTGATCTTGCTTATTTTTTAGATTAGCAATTTTAGTTAAAGATTTAGTACTCACTTTATCTGGGTTAAATATAGCAGTTTGTAATAAACTATCTACAGAATTTGGGTTAACTAAACTTTCTATCAATAATTGCTTATTAAAATTAGCTGTTTCTTTTTCTTTAATATTTTTTCTTTGGTTTTGTAACGCAGATAAAGTATCACTATTAAACCTATCAAAATCTTCACTATTAATTAAATTATCAACTAATTCATTATTTTGTGGATTTTGTAACAATTGTTGTTGGATAGATTTATTAAAATCTAGTTCATTTTGTTTATGCTGATTTTTAGCAATATTACCTAAACCTTTAAAAGAATCTAGTATTTGTTGGTTTCCTTGATTAGCTAATTGTAATAATCCTGTAAAATTAGGTATGTTACTTGCTCTATAATTCATTATCTATCCAATCTTCTATCAGATATACGTTGTTCTGCTTCTTCTGCACTACGCGCCTCTGTAGCGTATCTAGCTCTAATTCTATCTTCTAATGAAGTATTATAGTCTTTAATTTTGTTATCAAGCTCACGTTCATAGACACCAC